GTAGTTTCTAAACTGATGGGTACATGGGGGACTTTCCAGTCCAACTTCCATGTCGTCAATGGTCTGTTCCTACATACTATCCATTCAGTAGCTGACCTACTACTTACCTGATAGCTGTACTGCACTTGGTCACGACCAAAGCCAAGTGAGGGTTGTGGGAGGAGGTGTGCTATTGCTGCTGTTGCTTCTTCTTCTTCTTGCTCTTCCTAGGTGCAGGCACTGGAGCTTGCTGCCTAGGTGCAGGGCGCGGTGCCGGTACTGGTTGAATAGCTCGGGGCGCAGGTGTTGGAGCCAACCTCTGCGCGACGCTGCCTAATCCAGCCTGAGCAGCATGAGCAACGCTAGGTAACAGCCATTGCCCAATCTTGCTCAACACTGCTCCTAACGCTCCCAGAAAATTGTTAGCGCTAGGATATGCATCTTGCATATAGTGCCTGATCTTGTACGCATTGTCCATTGCCTTGCCATCTGGTATGGCCCCATCCGTAACGAAGGGTGCCCAGGATGATGCCTGAGGTACACAAGCTTCAATCATGTAAAAGACCTTAAACTCAACCGAAGCTGAGTCTGACAATCCCTTAAACAATATCCACCCTGCACTCATGTCATCATACTGGTAACCTCCCTCCGACGGAGAAGGCGCAAACTCTGTAGCCGTGCCACTAATACCATCCTGGTAATGGAGGTGTACTGTGTACCCCACCTGACTACTGGCCAGAGCCACGGTTCTAGTTGAAGTGTCCTTGTAGGTCACAGTAGGTTGTGTGTAGGCATGGCTGATATAACAACCATCCCTAGCTTTACCCATGTAAGCCTTGGAAGACATTCCAACTATAGCGTCACCATCAGCAGGCAACTTATTGGCATACAAGTCAGCGACTGGCAAATAGACACTCGCCGAGACTTCCTTTATGTCTGCAGATATATTGGGCTTCCACTGCACACCGTATGCCATACCCTGATCAGCCAAAGCTGGGGCATTGAGATACGCTGTAGTAGAGCGCGCAATAGGTCTGATCCTGGATATGTTGCCTGAGACATTCGTTGTGCCCTCCAGCACTGCTGGTATTTTGTGTACCTGTGCTGTGCCCATCGAAGTGTCACCATCTCTCCATACCCAGTAATAAGAGGAAGCCTGCAAATTCGGTGCCGAAAGCAACAAACAGTTCCAGTTGCCTGTCCCTGCTGCTGGTTTTGATACCGTAAATGCGTCCTTGTAATCAACCACCACCGACGCCATCCCATCCCTATCTGGAACTCCTTCAACCCCCGGGGTGTACCCCGGCGGGTGGAGATGCTTCTCTAGAAACGCAACCCCCTCTGGAGACTCAGCAAACGGCTTGAGCTCCTCATTATTGAAACCGACTCCTTTAGCGAACTTTGCAGGATTCATTGCAATCACTTAACACGAGACTATGGAAATCACATTCCCGTGTCAAGCGATTGTCGCCTGCAAAGTGATCCAGGTAATCGCTCCAATCACTTGAACTTGTGACGTCTAGTCGCAGAGTTGACGCCTCAAAGGCTAACTGTTCCGCAACCGAGATATCCCAAGCGAGGGCGAAGCTTTCCCGAGACTCCATAGTAACGGGACGCAACGCACGTTCCACCTTGTCCGGACCCCAACTTTCCAGTTTGGCCTTGTGCCAGTTGTCCAAGCCCCTCCACGTCTTGTGCTTCTTTCCCCCAGCCTCCACCATTTTCCAAGCCAATTCTTGGAGAACAGGGATGCCTAGGTTGCAAGCCGCCTCACAGCGACCCACACTGGCTACTAGCCGAGGAAAGAAAGCAGGAGGGTGGGGTTGCACCGTCCATTCGCTACGAACCATAACTCTTCTTGGATTGCGCACCATTCGCCAGCCAATTCCATCCCAAACGGGTCTACATTGGCAAAACTCACAGCGCTCAAAGATGTCTGTCGCTTCCACCTTTGACTCCATTCCCCAATTCAAGAACCAGGCGGTAGGATCACACGCTTCAACCTTCGACAACTCTCTGGAGTCGAAAATGACCACGCTGTCATCTCCATCGACATAGAAGGCAGCTTTAATGCCAGCCTCCTTTGCCCATGTCGACAACAACGCGTAGTTGATGACACAATTCCCTAAAGCAGTATTACAATCCCCCGACATCCTAGTGCCTGGGGTTTGAAACTTTGTACCATTCCTAGTGCCTCCCTTGTTCTGCACCTGCCATTTAAGCAGTGACTTAAGAACACTAGAGCGGCACTTCCTGAGATACAAACTATGTTCATACTGCAGTAGAGTTTTGTTCACGTGCGCGTCCCACCCACTCTGGTCCAAGAGTAGGTAATACGGACTGCAGAACTCTTGACTCTTAGCCAATAAGTCTGCTGCCCGTTCAACCGAGTTACGGCCTTTCGCAAAGACCGGTGTCCCCGAACAATCCAGAGTTTTATAGACATCCTGCTCAATGGGATGTATAAAGCGTCCCAACTCAATGCCATATCTTTTATTTCTAAATTGAATACAGCGTGGTGCTTTATACTTCATGCCAGGCTCGAGCTCATATTTGTCAGCCTTGAGAAACATCCTAATCCTAGCATCGGATTGATTCAGTTCCTCTACGGCTAACGTTGCATATGCTCTCTCCAGCTCCTGTCTCTTCGAGCCACCGTAATGTTCTACAAACCTCCTTCTGCTCCAAGGTGCAACTGTGCCCAAAAGCTGCGGATCTACCCAGAGTTCTTTCCAACCCCGGCGCGCTTCTGGTACTTTGACCTGGTGCCGACACGTGAGCGCCCGCACTTCGTTACAAACACAATCCGAATGAGTGAATACTGTTCCACTCACCGGCATTCCAGACAAGATCCTCCTCGAGAACCGCCTTGTCAGACAAATGCCCGACCCCTCCTGATACCGCGAGCCCTTAGCAGTGACCCCCCTAAAGAGGTGCTCTGCTACGCAAGCTCCGGGCAGGGCCGTGCTGTCCTACTTGGGCAGGGTCGAGTCCCGCCCAAGTCCAAAGAAGCGGGGTCCACTATGCCCCACTGTCCCGGACTTCAGCATGCTGGCCTGCTTTGCACGCAACTCATCCTGGTCTGCATTCTTCAGAGCCTGTCTCAAGGAGTCTTCCTGCTCATCAATCATCATAGCGACCTTAACCGCTGCGATTATGATGGAGTATCTTCTCTCCCAACTGAGATCAGCCGTGTCGAACTTCTCCAGGAACCTCTTGGCCTTGCCGGTCAACACCTGCATCAGTGAAGGGGTACGTGCCTGATTCAACGCCTCAACCTTCAAATAGAAGATCAACTCGTTGTCCGCATTGTCCACCCACTTTTGCTGCTGCCTGCGTTTCTTCCTGCTTAGCCTTCCAGGTACTGGGATCTTCTCCCCCAAGTTGGCCTTTAAAGGCAACCCACCATCTCTAGAGGTGGGCCCAGCTCCTACCGTCAAAGCGGTCGAGGGGCCGGCAAACTGTGGCCGCTTGCGCGCGGATCTACCTGGTTGTGGCCCTACCGTCGGTCCAACCCCAGCCCCTACTTGGGGTACTGTCGGAGGCGCAGGACCAGCACCAACTTGTGCCGTTTGCCCCGCATTTCCAACACTGGTTGAAGGTTGGCCGTTGGTCTGCGATGCGCTCCCAGAAGTCTTGCTGCTCGCTGAGGGTGGTGTTGCGGAGGTGGCTCCAGAAGTAGTGGTTTGGGTTGCCCCTTGCCCCACTGCCGGAGTAGCTTGTAACGAGCCGGTTGACTGTACGCCTGTGCCTGCTTGCCAAACCGCCCTTGTTACGATCGCGACTGCTGGTGGAGGTAGCTTGGTCGCCCAAGTGTCCCCCCCTCCCGCTCTCCACTGAAGTTCCCAAGCTCTCAGCTCCGGTCCCCTCAGTGGTTTGCTGAACGTCACCCTGTGTGTCGCTTGCTGCGACGACTTCTGGGCCCACACCCAGGCTTGCAGGTAACTCCGTGGTGCTGTGCGTCTGGGCTTCTGCCATCCGCCACTCCTGGAGCCACTGGGCCTGTTTGGACCTCGTTGCGTACTCCCATTCCGTCGGGAGCCTCGAGCCGAATTTCCGCTCGATGATTGCTGGCCTTGCTGTGACATCTTCCAAAGCAAGTTCTCTAAGTCTTTTCCACAAATCGTCTAAGAATTCGGACATTGATAAACGTGTGCGTATCAATCAAACAAACGTGAGCTTGTTGCACAAATTCTTATTGAGG